ACGGCAGGCCACGTATCTGCTCCGGGCGATCGGCCACGAAAAGGTGGAAGATGTCGCCGGCCGCCACCCGTTCGCGTTTCTGTTCGGCGCGCGCGACAGGATCGCCCGGGTGCGCGGTCAGCAACCAGTAGGCCACAGGACGACCGAAAGCATCTACCTCGACTGACATGATGACGCGGTTGCCGCTGGCGAGGGTTTCGTTGTAGCGGACATCCAGCCGGTCGATGTCGAGCAGTTGCAGCCGGTAGCCGTGCCGGAACTTGCCGCTGCGCACGCGGCGCACCAACGCCTCGCCGTCGCGCGCCATGGCCATGACAGCCAGGGTGCAGATATCGACGAAGGAATGCAGCCCGCTGACATCGCACTCGCCACGTTCGGCCCAGTCGGCGAACGATGCCTCGATCGCATTGCGGTCAGAGGTGTCGGCCGTGCCATCCGGCTTCGCGGCCTGCGACTGCAGAGTGAAACCTGCCGGGCCGACGATGTTGGCACGCACCATGGCCATGAATTTTCGCGCGTAATCGTTATTGGCAACCAGGTCGCGACTTCGCGCGCGCAGCGCGTCGAGGTCCGCCGCCAGTTCGGTGTTGAAGGCGGTATTGGCCGTTGTCCAGCCGTAGGTGAGGCGAGAGTGCTTGGCCGCCTCGAAGCGGCGCGCAGCAGGTTTGCGACCGGCGAGCCAGTCGCCCAGGCGGCGGCGCCAGTCAGCCATGCTTGAACCTCACGTAGATTGGTTTGCCAAGATCGGCCGAGGCGCCGCTGGCAATGGCCTCGCGCGCGGCCTCGCGATCGGCAATGGCAAGGCGCGCCTGGATATCGGCAGCCGCGGCGAACTTCATGCGCCGTCCGGCGATCTCGTATTCCTGGACATGGCCAGACGTAGAAAGCCACGTCGCCAGCGCGGCGCGCAGGTCTTCAGCCGCCTTGGCCCATGTGCCGCGCGCATCGAACCCGGCCGCCATGGCGGCCAGGTTTGGCTTGACGACAATTTTTCCGGTACCGACGGTATAGCGTTCGGCAGCATTTTCGACATAGGCATGCCATGTATAAGCGCCAGCGCGCCAGATGGCGGAGGTGGCGGCGCTGGCAGATACGGCATGGTCGCTTCCTGATGCGGTGGCGGTGATGTCGATGCTGCCGGCGGCATTGATGAGCCGGTACTTGAGCACCCAGCCAGCCGACGCGGGGTAGTCGGCCAGCGCCTTCTTCCATGCGATGGTGTCGCCGGCCGTGACGACGGTCGGCTCTGTGGTGGGTATGGCCATGGCCGGCATGGTGGCCGGCCGAAGATCACATTTTCAGGATGAAGATGTTACGCAGGCCTGACAGCGCGCCAGACTGTCATGACCGAGATGCCATACTTCTTCGCCAGCGCCGGAGCATTGCGACCATTGAATTCCGCGCGCAGCGCATCGTCGCGCTCACGCCGCAGCCGTGCCGGCCGCTTCGAGACATAGATTCCGACCTGCTCGCCAGGGAAACGCTCGCGCAGGATGCCCTCGATGACATCAGGCAGCACGGTGCGAATCGCCGCCGTCACGGCACGTTCGATATTTGGATGGCTGGCCGCAGCGACAGCCAGATCGCGCAGCATGATGGTCTTGGCGCTCATCTCATCTCCATGAATTAACAAAGCCGCCGCGACGCGGCGCGGATTTCTTTCTAGCCGGCGTGTCGCCAGCGCTGACATTGGCGGTCGGCGGTGATGGCGGCGCGGCAAACAGGTCGCCGGTCGCCGGTTGCACGAGCTTTTCCAGGTCATCCCAGAATCGCACGCCCCTCTTGGCCAGCTCCATTTGATCCTCGAGCCAGACAGCATAGACGGCGCAATCCCACGCCTCGATGCGCTTGCGGGTCGGCGTCCAGGCCGATTCCTCTCCGCCGCCGGCCCGCCGCCGGCTGGTTCGCGCCTCGCCGGTGAATTGCCTGAACCACTCGTCGGACAGCTCGTTGCTGAAATGCACGTAGCCGGGGCCCGGCCGCATGATCTGGAGCCGGCCGTGCAACAAATCCTTGGCGTGACTGGTGCCGACGTGCCAGAGGATGAGGCCGTGCTTGCGCAGCCGGCCGCGCCAGTCGATGTCGACCTTTCCGACGCCATCCTTGATGGCTTTCTCTCGCCCGCTGCGGCCTTTGAGCGCAAACACCTTGCGTCGGTTATGCTTGGCCACCCAGGCATAGACGGCGTGGGTATTGTGCCCGCCGGTGTCGATGGCGGCGCCGGCAATGCGCAGGCGCTGGCCGCTGGCGTGCGGGAAGTCTGTCTCGAACAAATACTCGTCGAGATCGGCCCAGACTTCATCCTCGTTCGGGTTGCCGAAGAAGACGCGATGATCTACGGTCCACATCTCGCAGCCGCGCCCCCAGCCCCACACGGCGCATTCAAGCCGGTTGGGCTGGGTGTCGATGGTTGCGCCGAGGATCAAGCAGCCCATGGGCACGGTGCCAAGGCGGTAGGGTTCGGCGCGGGCGCGCAGCTCGTTGTCGTCGGTCTTTTCGTACTCCTCGGCCCAATAATCGCCGAGCGTGGTATTGACGAACGCCTGGAGCTTCTCCTTCTGACCGACCTCGGCATCACGCTGCGCGGCGATGAACTCGCGGACGATGTTCGCCCAGCCGACATTGGGGCTGTAGGCACTCCAGACGCCAACGAAGGCGATGCTGGCCGGCGGCCTGACGATCTCACCACCGGCCGCGCTGCGGAAAACACCATGCCGGTCGAGCGTGGTGCCATCGGCCGACTGGTAGCGACACACTTCAGGATCGGCGGCGGCGAGGTATTGCGCCTGGGTGATCAGCGCACCGCAGTGCGGGCACAAATGCCGAACGGTTTCCGGGTCGCCATCGGTCCACTTGAAACCGTGGGTTTCATCCCTACCGCCCCAGGTCAGCGCGTGATGGTCGCCGCACTCCGGACAGGCGATCATCGGCACGACGGACATCTCGGCCTGCAGCTCGCGTTTTTCGATGTTCGAAAACCCCTTGAGCTTCGGTGTGCTGACGAACACCATCTTGCCGAAGGTGGCGCCCTCGACGCGCTTCGCGGCCAGAGTGCCTGGGTCGCCCTCCTTTTCGATATTGCTGTCGAAGGCGTCGTACTCATCGAGCGCGCCGAAGTCGATGCTGATGCGCCGGTAGTTCTTGGCCGCCTTGCCACCCTTAACATGGGTGATAGAGCCGATGAACTTCTTGGCTTGCAGCGTGTTGTCCTTGTCGCGGCGCAGGAAGGCCGGGAAGACGTCCTGCATCGCGGGCACGTCGCGCAGCGCCGGTTCGAATTCTGTCTTGACGAACGACACGGCGTCGTCGTCGGTCGGCTGCCAGACACATTGATTGCGCCGCTTGTGGTGGGCGTTGTAAAGCAGCGCAGCCAGGATGATCTTGGTGGCGCCCACGCGAGCTGGCTTGCGCCAGACGACCTCGCGGATGTCGTCATTCGAGAGGCAGGCCATGATGGCGCTCTGAAACCACCAGGGCGTCCAGCGCTGCTCGACGTAGCTGGATTCGGCCGACAGGTAGAAATGCTCGCGCGACCACGCCTCCAGCGTCGTTGGCGGCGGCACGCCGAAAGCGGCCAGGCCGCGTCGCAGGGCGGCGATCAGGCCGGGCTCAAGCGAGCCCATCTTCGTCATCCTCGAAAGTCAGCGGCGGCGACACGCCTTCCGACTCTTCGTCCAGGCCAAGCTCGGCCAGCGACATGCCGGCCACGGCGTTGCGTGCCTTCGCCACCTCGCCGGCAATCAGGTCGATGTCGTCGGCACCGAGCAGCGGCACGCGCCGACGTACCATGCCGGGGATGGCGTCGAGCACTCCGGCGATCTTCGCCGCCGCGCTGGCCAACACCTTCTCCAGGACGATGGTCGCCGTCAGCTCGCCTCGCGTCACCGCGTTCTGCATCTCGATCTTCTCGCGCTGCGCACGCGCCAGCGCCGCGCGCTCCGTGGCCAGATCAAGATCGCCCGCCGTCGCCCGGCCGGCGGCCTGTTCGCGGATATGCCGGCAATAGTCGATCAACCAATCACCGACAGAGCCACCATCAGCAATCACGCCACGCATCAGCAAATCACCGACAGCTTGCTGACTGACGCCAACAAGCTCACCGAATCGCTTTTGCGTAACTTGTGCTGACAGATCAAGCACCTAACAACCCCCTTAGCAAAACTTCGCGACTAGCGAAAGATCGGGGTCCTAATCACCCGTACCCGGAAAGGCCAGGAAGGACCCGCGTTCGCGGCCTGAAACTCCCTACCCATCGGCTTCACCTGGCCGTCCTCAGCGCCGCGTCCAGCGCGCGATCAAACTCGCCGCGCCACTCTTTCGCCACCACCCGCTCGGCCACCGCACGGAACTTGAAGATCGCCCGGTACGATGGCGCCCTGACATAGATCAGGATCGGGCGTATGAATGACTTGCCGGCCGTGCCGTTCGGGTAGTGCCGCTCCCAGATGCCGTCGGGCAGCCCCGCATCGCGCCCCCCCCTGAAGTAGGCCATCCCCCACTTCATCCCCTTCAATTCCCCCTTCATCATCTTCATCTTGCGGGCGCTCGACATCTTCCCGCCGTAACCCTCGGCTTTCGTTTTCCTGAAGAACGTGATGATCTGATTCAGCTTCGAGCCGCTGATGTTCCCGTAGGAGTCCAGTGCCTCGCTTCGCTTGGCGAACACGGCATAGTCGCCGCCATCCATGGCGCCGATGATCTGTAGCGCTCGCTCGAATCGCTTCGGCACGCGATGACCACCAACGATCTGCGCCAGCAGGTATTGCGCCGGTGTGATCGTCCCCTTCTTTCCCTGGGCACGAAAGTTCTGCTGGCGATATGAGCCCCCACCATCATCGACCCCGACCACCACTTCCAGCCTGTCGCGCGTAGCGCCGGAGAAAACCTTGACTGCGTTCTGAGTCCTCGGTGTCGGCCCTTTGAACACCCTGCCGATCTCTCCACGCTCTTCGGCAACGACCCTCTTCGCCACACCATTCAGCGCCCGGCTGGCCGCATAGCGCACCTGCTTCTGCTGACCAGTCAGGCTCGCCATCGTCGCCTGCAATCCTTCGATCTTCACCGTGATCACTTCCGCACCCCCTTCATCACCTGCACCACCCAATCCAGCACAGCCGGACTCAGTGCATGCAATCGCTTTGGCTCGGTTCCGCTGGCGAGGCGCTTGCCATCCCATCCAAACCTGAAATTCGCGCCACCG